TCTCCAATGAAGGAGACTCTTTGTATTTTTCTACATATTGTGCATAAGTGGAAAAAACTTTTTTGACACAGGTTTCTTCGAAATAGTCTTCTTTGATGTATGGAAATACTTTACGTGAATAATCTTCATTCAGAATTAGATTTGATAGTATTGTAGTCTCCAGCATCTGTACCTTTCCAATAAGTATTCATGTTGTATCAATATAAACCGACAAAACTAGATTGTCAACCAATGTCTTCTTCATCAGGTTCTGATTGTTCTTGATTTGTATCTTCACGCATAATACTACCAGACGCGCCTACAGTATAAGTATTTTTGATGTAAGTCGTGAAATCTGTTTTTTCAAACATCATATTCCAGAACGCGGAGTTACTGATAATATCTTTCGCGCGCAGCAGCTTATCAGAAATTACTTCACCGGTAGAAGGGTCAATGGCTTCGTACCAGCCAACTTTCGGCTTGCGGATGTAACCACCTTTTTCCGCAACTTCTAAAAGACCGGACCACCTTTGAATGCCACCTTCCCAACTTACAGAAATTGGTATCTTGGATTTTTCTTTGACATGTCTTGACTTTTCAATATTGACAATGAAGTGATAACCTTGAATCTCTGTGCCAACTTTGTCCTGTTGACGGCCAATGATCCAGATCGCATCGGCTGAATAATACACTCCAGTACCTCCGCTGACAATCGGTTTACTGAACATTTCAATGCTTTGATAAGTGTGATTTACAACAATCAAAGGAATATCTTTGAGGTTGAGATGTGGAGTCACAATACGAAATAGTGACTTCAACGCCTTTGCTCTTGACATGTCTGCTACGGATTTGGCGTCCAATGCATCATCTGCTTCTTTCTTTGATGCGAGATTACCAATCGAGTCAATAACAATCACAACATTGTCTTTCTTCTCGATGTTGTCTAGTTGTTTCACGATGTCAAACTTGAGTTCTTCAACATTGACAATAGGCGTATGTACCACACGAGACATATCAATACCGAATGATTCAAAGTAAGCCTGTGGTGTACCAAATTCAGAATCGTAAAAGAGTAGAATTGCATCATCGTGTTTTTTCAAATAAGCGGCCGCCATCAACAATGCAAATGCAGATTTGAAGTGCTTAGATGGGCCTGCAAGCACCAGAAGTCCCGGAGAAAGACCTCCGTCAATTTTTCCAGACAGCGCGACATTGACCATTGGAACTGGTGTTGGAGCCATTTCTTTTTTACCAAACACCTTAGAACTATCAAGTGGTGACGTCATCTTGATAGTGCTATTTTTGACTAATTTGTCTAATAGACTCATATTATGATCCCTCTACAATTTCTTGAAGTTTTTTCTTATAGGCCTGTATTTTTACTTCACGGTCAGGCCAATAAATTGTCGATTTCTCTGGATTTTTGCAGAGATTGTCAAGAAAAGGCTCAATTGCTCCATATAGTACATGAAGCCTGTTGTTGAGTTCATTGATTGTTTCTTGACTAACTGTAAACTCTGTTTCGAGTTTTTTCTTTGTTTCTCGTTCTTCTTCGATTTCATCGTCAATAAAACTGAAACCGAAGTCAAAGTCGGATAAATCTTCATATTCTTTTTTCATGAGAACTCCAAATTGGAGAATGGAGCCGAAGCTCCATTCCTTTAGCCTTTAGCTAGTTCTCTGAACAACGCAAGATCTTCATCTTCATCAAACGAGGATGTATCATCAGATGAAGTATCCTCTTTCAACTCAGGTGCAGATGCTTCTTTGCCGATGTTACTCATATCAAGATCAACATCATCTTCTGCAGTTTTGGTATAATCTTCAGAATTACCAGACAGATTCAAGACACGATGAAGCTTGGCTTTCAATTCATCATATGTTTTGAAATTACTTTCATCAATCAAGTCCTTGAGTGAATGCTGTTCATTAAAGATTCTTTCTAACTCAGCCTCATCATCTGACAAAGCTGATGGAGCATCAAATTCAGATTTGTCATAATTCGGGTAATTTTCAAACATACGAATTTTCAGTCGGAAGTTTGCCCCTTCCCAAAGATCGAACGGATTGACTTCTTCCTCGTCCTCATATTGTGGGAACATCAAGTCGTTGATCTTGTCATAGACTTTTTTCCCATACTCATAAAGGAATACCTTACCTTCATTTTCTGGATTTGCGCTGTCCTTGATCACGTAGATATTGGACACGTACTTCAAACGCCGCTTTTGCTTGCGCGCCTGCTCTTTATCGGCTTCAATTCCGCTGTTCCAAAGTTTCGAGTTAAATTCCGATACTGGATCGTCTTTACCGATTGTAGTGAGCGATTTTTCGATATACCAAAGACCAGTTGGGCCTTGGAAACCGTGATCCCATGTACGGACAAATGGAGGTTCTTCTCCGGAAGGATCCGTCCCCGGCAGAAACCGAATAATGGCAAAAGCGTTACCCGCCTTATCACGAGTAGGTTTCCAGAATTTTTCTGCGTTGGGATCTGCGTAGCTCTTGGTTGCGATCTTATCAATTTGATCTTTGAGCTTATCGAGGGATTTTTTACGGTTCTTTTTGAGTGCGTCAAATGCTGACATATTAGTATCTCCTTGTTTTGCGATATATTACAGTGTGTACGACCTGTGTCGGTCGTACAATTATTTATACTAGAAAAAGTGATCTTTGATGATTTTGGAAAACTTTTTTTCGTCAATAGCGAGAAAGGGATAATATTTTCTCGATAGAAGGATTATATCACCTGCTATAATTTTGTCAACTATTACTTCATCCCATCTATCCAAAACTTTAGATATATGAGTTAGTATTGAAAATGTTTCAAGTGATATTTGTTTTTGTAGATAAAGAGTAATCAACTTAGGATATTGACCATTCGTTACTGCAAAATTTGTCTTATAGCCCTCGTCTAATTTGTTTAATTCAAGTTTGAACAAATAACTCAAAGACTCTTTGCGTTTGATCCAGTCTTCATATACTGTAGTACCAGACTCGTCTACAATATCTCGAATCCAAGCGTTAGGATTTTTGACTAGGTTGGAGAGTAGAATATCCCGAGCTTCTCGTTTCTTAGCCAGTTTATTGAAGAAGAAAACGTCATTTCTTTTTTGGAATGACTCAAAAGAAGCTCGGACTTTACCGTTGTATTTGTGATAATCATATCCTTTTGTAGTAAAGTGCTTTTTAAGAGCTAGGTAATCAATATAAGTCTTGAATGCTTTTTCATTGGCATAACTTTGTGATGTCACGATTGTCTTCATTCTTTACCATTTTCATGCTGACAGCTTCTTGTCGAATTTTTTCTTTGATCACTGCCGATTTTTTGATGATTTCAGCAACAGTTTCGATCTCAAGTTCATTATTCTTTGCATATTCAACAATGGCTTCAATATATGTAACACCATTTGCCAACATGACTGAAATGTCTTGATGTATATTATCGGGTGTTCTTGTTTTGATCATTCTATTTACCCGTATAATACTTTGATACCAGAAATCCAATTTTCTGCCGCTGACTCTACAGACTGAATACTTTGACCGTAAAATGTTTCGGTAGTCTGTAGACAATCATCAACAAAATATTGTACGGAGTAACCTTCACCGCTAGAATAGATATCGGCTCTCAATTGTTTACCAGATTTTTCTCCTAAAAATTGCTTTACTTTATGCTGCATACTCCAAACTCCTTTTGCCTGTTGCCCAATCAATAGCTGCCCTTTCTACTACCTCGATTGATTTATTTACATAATCTTCTCGGAAAAATTGAACTCCAGAGGATGAATGATAGACAATGTGATGAGTCTTACCAGGAGATTCGTATACACTAGCAACAGCACCATATTGATCTTCAACTTGCACATAAAGTTCACATTCTAAAATTTTCATAAAAACTCCTTTACTTAACCATAAATCCAAGCCTCGGTTGTTTCAGAAAGCCATTTGCGTGATCGTGGCTTTCAATGTAACTATATCCCATTTTCGTGTATTTGTCAATCAGATGCTCTTCACCGGACCATATAGGAATCAATTCACCGTAATTTGGATCAGGTGATGTTCTCAAATGTACTTCAATGGGCTTTTCATCTATGAATTCTACATTGATCACTTCCAGATCAGATAATTGTTCAAAGTGTT